AAGAGAAAGACAAATTGTAGATGAATGGTTAGATACAGATAGTAAATTATCTGTTATACGAGATCATATTAACCATTACGAATTTCCGATACTTGCAGGTATGTGGGGAATTAAAGATGGGTTGCCGGACAATCTAGTAGAAGGTATTAAACGATATTGGTCTACACACCAATATCTAGTTGACCAGTTCTATTTGCGAGATATGGTTTGGCCTGCTTTAAAAGACGTTGCAATGGTACATGGTATTAAAGAACGTGTCTGGATGCGTGAAAGTTATAAAGAAGTTGGTCGAGACTTTATAGGGCAAACATATGACGAACACGAAAACTCAATATACGATCCTGCATTAGTATGACAAAAATAATAGTACATCATCATACCGGTCTAGGTGACCATTTTATATGTAATGGCTTAGTTCATGCATTAACGGATCACTACGATATTGACTTAATCTGCAAGAAACATTATACTAAGACAGTAGAACATTTATATGAAGACTTCCCCAATATAACAATTATTCCTGTTGAAAATGAAATGGAAGATTGTTTAAAGCATGCTCAACAAACATCTCATGCTTTAATGAGAGTCGGCTTTGAAAATTGTGACTATGATAATTTTGAAGAATCATTTTATACTACATCAGGTATTAATCCAAATGATGAATATGATAGATTTGTTTTGCCAACAAGATTAGATGGTTCTTTAGAGTTATATAATAAAATAACTAACAAGCTAGGAACAGACTATATTTTTATGCACAATGCAAGTAGTTATGGTAGTTTTGATCTTAAGATAGATTCTAATTATCCGTGTCATGTTGCTGTTAAAGAAGATACAGATGATGTGTTAGATTATGTAGATACAATTTGTAATGCAAAAGAAGTTCATGTTATTAATAGCGGATTGAACAATTTAGTATTCCAGTTATTTTATAAAGATAAAATTAAAGGAAAAGTCTTTTATCACAATGCAAGAAAACCAAATAAGGGCGGTATTGCAGTAAAAGTACCTGATGGTATAGAGGTTGTAGAATATGAGTAAAAAAGTGACGGTGATTACGCCGACAACAGGATCAAGTTATTTAAAGGATAATCTTCGTTCTGTGTCTGAGCAAACATATGATAATGTAGAACATCTTGTAGTTATTGATGGCCCTGGTTATATTAAAAATGCGCAACAAGTTATAGGTGGTTATGATGGAAAAACTGTTTTATGCCTTCCAGAAAATACTGGGGCGAATCAGTATAATGGACATAGGATATATGGTTCTATGTCTTATATTTGTAATTCAGATTATCTTATTTTTCTAGATGAAGATAATTACATTGATTCTAATCATATTGAAACATTGGTTAAGGTTGCGGAGAAACATGATTGGGCTTTTTCTTTGCGAAGAATTATAGACAAAGATAACAATTATATTTGTAATGATGATTGTGAAAATCTTGGCTTATGGCCAACCTGTCTAAGTGAACAGGAATTGTTTGTTGATGTTGGTGCATACTTTTTACCAACACCTATAGCAATACAAATCTCTCCTTTATGGTATAGGAGAGCTAGACATCCTGACGATCAACCTGAAATAGATCGTGTTATTATGCAAGTTCTACTTCAGTATGGATTTACCTACAATACGAATGGTGAGTATTCTCTCAATTATAGAGTAGGTAATAGAGCGGATTCCGTGCAAGCAAATTTCTTCTTGCAAGGAAATAAATTTATGGAACAAAAGTACAAAGGTGATTATCCGTGGCGAAAGAAGTAAACTACAAATACAACGAAGGCGAATTGTTAAAAGAATTCAAACAATATATTGATGCTACTTATGGTGAGCATTATTCTTTGAACAAATTCCAAGCAACAGAATTTATAATTGATAGCGGTCACGGTGTAGGGTTCACCGTTGGTAACGTGATGAAGTATGCACAAAGATACGGCAAGAAAGCCGGAAGCAATAGACAAGACATACTAAAGGTGTTACACTACGCAATGATGCTATTATATGTACATGACATTGAAACCCAAGGAGCTAAATAATGCAAATAAGTAATGAAACAATCCAAATCTTGAAGAACTTTGCGGCGATTAATAGTAATATTATGATTCGCAAAGGTAAGACTTTATCTACAATTAGTACAGCAAAAAACATTTTTGCTAAGGCTGAAGTCGTAGAAGATTTCCCCACAGAAGTAGCTGTATATGATTTGAACTCTTTGTTGGCACTGCTAACATTAATGGAAAATCAAAATGTTGAGTTTGGTGATAAAAGCCTAAACATCTCCAAAGACAACGGCAAATTTGAGTACTTCTATTCTAGCCCAACAGTTATTGTTGCGGCACCAGACAAGAGTATTGAGATTGATAATCACTATCAGTTTAAACTCTCATCTGAAGATGTTAATATGATTATGAAGGCAGCTGCTATCACTAGCTCACCTACAATAACAATCTCCAGTAAAGGTGACGACGTTTCTTTAACTATCGGTGATAAGAAAAACGACACAGCAAATACCTACAAAAAAGTAATTGGCAAGAGCGAGCATTCTTTTGATTGTCATATGGCAGTTGAGAACTTTAAAATCTTCCCTGATGCATATACAGTTACAATTTCTAAGAAGAAGGCTTTTCACTTCCAACACGCTACAAAAGCAATTGAATATTTCATTGCTATGGAACCCGATTCGGTGGTATAATGAATCCCGTAGGTCGTAGATCATTTGCTAAAGGCCTAGGCCTAATAGGCCTAATTGGTGTAGGTGTTGCAGGTTACAAAGAAGCCAAAGAGCGTCTTATGCCTGCACCCGATGAACTAGCGTCTAAAGAGTTATCTGACAAATTAGATGAACAACCAGTTCTTTCATTACAAGCAACATACGGTGAAAAGATACCACCGCCAGCTTTTAGTCCCTATGGGCAGTTTATAGTTTCTGGTATCGGCCCTAATTATAAACCCGGGACTGAAATACGTGTGCAAGCTAAGATGCAGGTTGGACCTGACGGAAAGCTGTACGTCAAAGAGAATGACATTTGGCGTAAAATTTAATATTATGGAGTTATTATGGATTATCGTGAAAATGAGTTTTTGTGGGTTGAGAAGTATCGACCACTCACATTAGAAGATTGTATTTTACCTGCAGACCAAAAACACATCTTTCAGGAGATGTTGTCTAAAGGTGAGATTCAAAATATGTTATTGTGTGGTGGAGCCGGCATGGGCAAGACCACTATTGCCCGAGCATTGTGTGAAGAATTAGAAACAGATTATATCATCATTAACGGTTCGGAAGAATCTGGTATTGACGTTCTTCGTACAAAGATTAAACAGTTTGCATCTACTGTATCATTCAGTGGCAAGCCAAAGGTTGTTATTCTAGACGAAGCGGATTATCTTAATCCTAATTCGACACAACCTGCATTGCGAGCATTCATTGAAGAATTCTCGTCAAATTGCAGATTCATTCTTACTTGTAACTTTAAGAATCGAATCATTCCTCCGCTTCATTCTAGAACAGCGGTCATCGAATTTAAATTGCCTAAAAGTGAAAAGCCAAAGATTGCATCCGCATTCTTTAAGCGTGTCATGGAAATTATGGCAATTGAGAATATCGAATCGGATGGCAAAGTCATAGCAAAAGTGATTGAGAAGCATTTCCCTGATTATCGAAGAGTTCTAAATGAACTTCAGAGATACAGTGCATCTGGTAAAATTGATGAGGGTATTTTTGTTAGTCTCGGCGAATCTAATATGCAAGAACTAATCTCATCGTTAAAAGATGGCGATTGGAAAAAGATGCGTACGTGGGTTGTTAATAATATTGACAATGATCCACAAACAATCTTTAGAAAATTATATGATACATTGACCGATCATGTAACACAAGTACCACAGCTTGTTCTATTGCTTGCAGATTATCAGTATAAAGCGGCATTTTGCGCAGATCAAGAAATCAATCTTGTAGCTTGTCTAACAGAAATTATGGCAGCGGTTGAATTTAAATGAACGATTTATTGAAACCCACATTTGATTGGATAAAAGATGATTTTAATTCTCATCCTTTTCGCTTTATCGTTGAGCTTGTTGCTTGGGCTATTAGTATTGGTTGTTCGATTACCATGGCTGTTACTGTCCCCACTCCGCCCCTTCTTACTCTCTATCCTATATGGATTATCGGCTGCGGTCTCTATGCTTGGGCTGCTTGGACTCGTAAATCTTTTGGTATGTTGGCCAACTATCTCTTGCTTACTACTATAGATACTATTGGTCTTATAAGGATGGTAATATGAGTCTATTTGGAACCCCTGTCGAAAAACCAGCAGAAGTTCCATA